GCGGGGAGGGGAGGGGGCAACATTTTACTCCAAAATTTATAATACCCTTTTTTGTGACACTAGCTAGTTAATAGTATCCTAGTAACACCCTTGTGTCACACTGCTGTAATTTAGCTGGTAAAAAGCAAATTAAAAGTGTAACTATCATAAGTGTACACTAAATAAATAACAGAATTATGAGCACATCGAGAACCTCAAAAACAAAAGCTCCCTCTAAATCAACAGGGAAGACTCCGTCATTCCCACCGAAGAAGGATGATAAAAAGACGTCAGATTCTAAGTCAGACGCTAGAGACACCACTAAGAAGACAGCAACAACCAAGACGGGTTTCTACGCTGCAAGAGGTGGATCTGCATCTGTTGGCGGTGGCGAACGTAACGCAGACAGCACAGAAAGAACGGCTGAAG